TCACGTTCTGGTCCGACGCGCCTGCGCGGCCTGCGAGAGGCGCTTCTGATTGGCCTGGCTTCGGTACTTTTTCACCATCTCAAGCGTCTTGTGTCCGGTCACCGCCTGAATCTCGCTATCGCTGGCTCCCGCCTCGGCCAAGTGAACCGCGGCGGTGTAACGCCAGCCATGGATCACGAACGCTTGCGCACCTATCTTTTCTCGCACCGCCATGACGCGCTGCTGAATGGTGCGTTTGGCAACGCCCTTATGCAGCGACTGTGAAATGATAAAGCGGCCCCTGCGCGGCAAGTTGTCGAGGTACTTGCGCAGAAACTCGGGGCAGGCGACCCAGAGGCGTGCCGCGGTCTTTTCCTGGACAACAGATATGAACTGCCCGTCATAGTGCGCCCATTCCATGCCGATCACGTCGCCGATCCGCTGCCCGGTGCCTATCCCAAGCATGTATGCGGTCAATTCCCACTCAAGAGAACCGCTCTCGCAGTACGCCTCAAATGCGCGGAGCTTTGCGGCGGGCCAAGGCTGGTATTCACCGCCCTTGAGCTTTTTGACACCGCTTGCCGGGTTTGCTGTGATCCATTCCAGATCAATCGCGTGGCGGGACAGGATAGAAATCATTTCCACCATCGCGTTCGCTTTTCGCCATGTGTCGGCATACGCATCGCGCGCGGCGATGACGTCGCGGCGGCGCAGCTTGGTGAAATCCTTGGGGCCGTTCTTTTCACGGATCAGTTCGAGAGTGCGCCGATACTCTTGCTGCACTCGAGGCTTTCGATCCCTGAACTCCGGGGTCTGATAGTAGCTGACGATCAGGGCCTCAAAGGTGGTTTTGGTCTTCTTTTGGGCGCGGCCAGAACGGATTGCCCAATAGGCAGCGTCAAATTCCTGGCTGTCTGGGTCGTTGGGGAGGCGCTGATACGTCTCGCCGCGCCGAAAATAATAGTAGACACGGCCCTTCACGGTCTTGGTCGTGACATACTTTCGTTCCAGCTTCTTTACCATGTGAACTCATCTTCATTCATAGCGTTGCCGTTTAGAACGGACTCGAGGTCGGACACCCGCCAGCGCTCCAAGCCGGAAATCCGAACGGGTGAGGGAAGAGATCCGGACTGCACCAGCCTTCGAAAATCCGAAGGCGCCATGTCCATCATCTTGGCCGCAGTGCGTTCGGCAACTGCTATCGGTGCGATATGTCCCATTGCTGATACCTCAAACGGTGGCGGGTCTTGGATTAGGCTGCTGTCGCGCGGTTGCGTACCGCCTGATCGATCCATTGATGGGCGGCGGCGTTCATCATCCCGGGAAAAGAGCGGCTGCGCAGACGTGCGCGCTCGGCGCTGGGCGGCATCCGGTGGATGCGGTTCCATTTCTTCCACTCATCAGTGCCGCGCTCAGGCTCTGCCAGACGGTTTGTTTCTTTAAGCGGACTGAGCCCGCGCAGATACCAGCCTGTCGCCTTGTATGTCGGCTCACCAAACCAGAATGGCTGCACCATCTGAGGGCGCGGCAGGTCTTGGGGCATGCGGTCCTGTGCCAGATCGTTCATTTCGGGGTTCTCGATCGCGACCCGCTCGATCGGCGCTGACCAACAGGCTGTGAATATACTGACGCCTTCCTCAAATTCGGCTCGCATGCTTTCCAGCGAGCGCCCTTTGGGCAGCTGCTTGGGCGGGGTCCACTTGCCGGGGCCGCTCATCCAGCGGCGCCCAGATCTGCATAGGCGGGTGCAAGGTGGGTGCATCACCGCCAACAGATCCCACCCGTCATTCAAGATGCCATCCCGTATATCGCAGCGGATATGGCGGTTAGATCCATCTTCTGCAGGCTCAATGTCACAAGACCAAACGTCGTGCCCCAAGGTGTCAAACGCACGTCTCGCGATGCCAGAGGTTTCGCAGCCGATTAGAATGCGGAGAGGTTTCATAGCTTGTTCCGACATGGGGGATATGGGCGCGGCCGGTTTCCGTGAGTGGGATTTGCCGCGCCCGGGCAAAGCGGGACTGCCCGCATTGGGTAGAAGGGGTGGGACCTTAGCCCCGGCCAGGTCCTGCATCAGTTGCTTTCGGCCTCAGCAAGGGGGAGTGTTCTTTGTGAAGCCGTGTGACCGCTCCAGCAGTCTGTGAGCCAGCAACTCGCCCGCAATGTCTGGCAAGAGATGGCGTGCTTGTGCTGCCAGTTCTGCATCGCTCATCGTGGCAAGCATGCGCGTGGGATCGTTTGAAGCCAATGCGCGCAGCTGGTCATCAGAGGTCAGTCGTTCATCTTGATATTGCTGCATCACGTTTTCCTTTGGGAATGCGCAGGCGGCCGACAATTTGGAGGATTGAACCGCCTGCGCGTGATCCGTGCCGTCGATTTGGCGCGGAACCTCAGAATGCGCAGCCTGGGCAATCCTCAAAACCAGGCTGCGAAGGGAGGGGGCCTAAGCCGCCTTCTTGCCAGAGGCGGTCAGGTCGCGGCTTTCCATGATCGCCCTGACTTTGTCGCCAACGCGATCAAGCACCATTTCTGTTGGCTCGGGCGTTGGTGCTGGCCGGTCGATCAGATGTTGGGGGCGTAGGCGTGCGGGGTTGAAGCCCTGGCCGCGCGCGGCCTTCATCGTTGCCCATGCAGAAGTGAACAGGTGGATTTCGTCGAGGTGATCCTCGGGGGAACCGGCGATCTGCCGGGCGGTCTGAGTAATGTCTTGCATTCAATCCTCCATCGGTTGATGGGGGAAGTGTAGTCCGAAAAAGTTGGACTGGTCAATCAGATAGTTCAAAAATTTCGGATCAATAAAATGCTCGCTTTCCAGTTGCGTCAACGCTATTTCGGAACAAAAGGAGAACGTATTTGAGAATCGAGTGCAGATGATAGTTCGCGTCGCTTTTCTGTTGCGGCGCGTTGGAGTGAACCTGAACTGGGTTTTTGATCCGCTCGGGGCTATTCGCTTTGCAACGCGCCGAAAAGGCGGTCTTGGACGTCTTGGGGGAGTTGAGCAAAATCCCCGTGAAGGATGAAGTTAAAGTCAATCCGATGTTGTCGGTAATAGTAGCGCATCGTCTTAATAGCGGGAGCGCCTCGGCTTTCCTGAGAATGGAAAGTCGTCTTTTTGAGCCCTAGCTCTTTAGCTACGTCGAGTTGCTGCATGCCAATGGACCGCCGGGCTGCAAGCATGCGCCTGCGGATCGCTTCTGGGCTTACATCGCCAGTCAACGCCAGCTGTTCTTTTTGTTCAATGTCCATTGGGATTGAATACCTCAGATCCGAATAAATTGAACTTTCTGTCTATCAGATCTTGATGGTCCGCAAATTTCGGACTACCCATGTCGCCATGAACGCTCGAAATCTCATCCAAGCCCTTGGCGGCTACCGCTCCGTTGGTGTGCGATTGGGCAAGAGCCCGACCACTGTCCACACCCATATGCAGGAGGGGGTCTTGCCTGCTGCATGGTATGATGCACTGTGCCAAATTGCGCGAGAGAGCGACGTTGTTGAACCGCCACGGTCGCTCTTTTCCTTTCTGCAGGTCGGTGACTCCTCGAGTGGGGAGGCGGCTATATGAACCGCCCCCGCCTGACCCTGATTGTGAACAATGCTGTGCCATGCAGCGATGATGCGCGTGGCGCTGGGCAAATGTCTTGGTCAAATAAGTTTGACCCCTATGCACTGAAGGTCAGCGCGGCTGACCTTTGGTCCAGCTACTTCAAATCCCGCTTTAACAGCCCGCGAGAAGTCGCGCTGTTTTGCGATGTGTCATTCCAGACAGCTTTGAACTGGTGGGGAGCGGTCACCGCCCCCGCAAGTCATATCTCGTTGCTTGTCATGCTGACAGATCCCGGTGCTCCGGAGTTCTTTGGGCAGTCCATGGAGGTGGCAGCATGACAGAGTGCCTATCTTCGACGTTTCGCTGCCCAGCCCGAATTGGGCTTTCTTGGCTCAAATCGAAAGCTGCCATGGCGAGGGTTGTGCTTGCAGGCCTTCAGTGCGCCATTGCCGTGCAGGATCGATTTAATATCTGCGTCATGGCAGCTGGGACAAAGGTAGTGGATGGGATCTATGCCTGCGCCCGATCTGTAGACCAGGTGTCCAGCGGGCGTTTCCCAAAGCGTGTAGCCCGCGAATTTATCCGTTGCGCGTTTCAGGTCGAGGCATTCCTGCTCAAGTTCGAGTATCGCCTTGCGCAGCGATATATTCTGCTCTTGCGCCTCGAGTACCTGTGTTCTCAAGGTTTCGAGGGCACCCGCAATCTCTGGTTCTGGTGTCGCTTGCGGCGACTGCGAGGTCTTCTCGAGCGCCCGGATCGTTCCCATGATCGCTTGGATTGTCATTGCGCCAGAAGACGTGAGATCCAGCGCGGCTTTCGCGGTGTCCAGCGTGATACCCATCAGCTCGCGTCCTCCGCGAGAGAGGGATACGTCGCCAGCGTCCGGCCGACCTCGATTAGAGGGAGATGGCGCAAATGATCATTAGTTTTGAGTGCCGCTCCGTGCGGCTCAGCAGAATTCATCCTGCTTTCTCCTTTAGTTTGGGCGGGATGAATGCGCGCGGTGGGGTGGGGCCCCCGCCGCGCATCCCACGATTGCACGAACCTTCAGCGTGGGAGGATTCGTTTGATCGCGCCTCTGGCACTTTTTCCACTCACTACGAGCAGGCAACGGGCCGCAGTGCGGCCCTCGCCGTGTTGGCTAACGGACGGTGCGCAATGTGCAGTTCGCACCTAACGCGCGTTTGTCCCGGTACCGAGCTTAACCAAGCGAATGAGGGCAGATCATGAGCCACAAGGCTACGAACTGGCTTGCGGATATCAATCCAAAGGATCTGACGAACGCCGAGTTCCGGATCCTCTTTGTGCTGTGCGATTGTCACAACCCGTCTGCGGGCTGTTTCCCCAAGCAAAGCTACATCATGGCAAAGACCGGGCGTGGTAGTAGCTCGGTCAACGATGCGCTTACTGGGCTCGAGGGGAAGGGCTTCATTCGGCGTGAACAGCGCACCAATCCCAAGACCGGCAAGCGTGAGGCGACCCGCTACATCTTGGGCTTCGAAATGGACGGCGCGCAAGAGCCATCTCCAAATAGTGGAGATGGCAGAAGGGGATCAAAACCGGAACAAACCGGCGCACCAACTCCAAATAGTGGAGATGGGTCCATCTCCGGTTTTTCGGCAGATCCATCTCCGGTTTTTGGGCAAAACCATCTCCGGAAAACCGGAGTTGTATATAAGGAAGAACCAGTAAAGGAACCAGTAAAGGAACCTTGCGCGGCTGACGCCCCGCACAAATCCGAATTTGATTTTGATGGTTTCGTTGCCGAGTTCTCAGCAGCCTATCCCCGGATGGGCCTGCCAGAGGCAACCGAGAACGCACTGCGCGCGGCGCTGGGCGAGGGGGCAGACCCGGCGGAGATCCTGGCTGGTGCACGCGCCTATGCCGTCGAGCAGGATGGCAACGCCCCGCGGTATGTGAAGCTCTCCGAGAACTGGATCGCTGAGAAACGCTGGCGCCAGCACGTGACCACCCCCAAGGCGCAGGCCGATCAATCCGAGGTGCTGGCCTACTGGGCGAAAGAGATCCTTGAGGCCAAGCCCCACATGCGGGGCCGTGTGTCGCCGTCCATGGCCCGGGAATGCCTGAGCGCGGGACTGGTGACCGAGCAGGATTGCCGACAGGTCGGGGTGTCGCTGTGATGTCACCGCATTCGGATCCAGAAACCCACGGCGTGCAGTTTGGCCGGGTGGTGGTGACTGTCGACGCCGCACTGGGCGATTGCATCGTTATCGCCCCGCAGCCCGGCCCGATCTGCACCAGCCCCAAGCGCATGCGCCTGAACAGCCTCGATGAGATCCGCGGGGCTTACCGCACCCAAAGCCGCCTCGCTGCGCGCGTACCGGATCAGTACCCCCACGCCAAAGACATCGCAGCAGCGCTGGAATTCGCAGGAAAGACGCTGAGCGCCGCACAGGGCGCAAAACACCAAACGAAAGGGCAGAGCAATGCTTGATCAACAGGAACCGTCCAACGCGCAGATAGAGCGCGCCACTGAGATCTGGGACAACGTGACCGGGGCGTCATCGAAGGCCATCGCAGCGCGTGTGACGGGTGAGGGCGAGCAGAGCGGTGACTACCCGCTGGATAGTGGCGATTTCGGGCGCTGTGAGCGTCTGCTGGATGCTGTGCCTGGCTTGCGGAATCAGCTGCCGATGATGACCGACGTCAACGCCTACTGGGCAGCTCTGGTCAAGCGCTGGGATGATATCCGCAGCGCGGATGACCAAACTGCCCTGATCAAGGAAATCGTTACGCCCATCCAGAAAACAGACCCGGGGCATGTGTCGCGCGGGGAAGGGGTATCAATGCGCGTGGGGCCCAATACCTTTCAGGGCGTTGATACATCTGCCAACGAAGGCCCGCTAAAGTCCGATGGCGATGCGCTCTATTTCCGCGCGGCGGCAATTGTCGTCAGTGAAGGGAAAGCCAGCACCAGCTTTGTGCAGCGCAAGCTCGCAATCGGCTATAACAAGGCCGCGCGTCTGATTGAGCGCATGGAAGAGGCGGGGATCGTATCTGCCCCTGATAATGTGGGAAAGCGCGAGGTGGCGACGATTGAAACAATCCGCAGCGCCCTGTCCCTGCAATCCGCCATCCCCGATGACGCAGACCGCGAAACCGTTGTGAAGATGCTGACAGCTGCCTGTGACGATATCGGGGGCCAGCAACTCAAAGCCAAGCACGCGGAGCAACGCAAGGCCTCTGGTAAGCCCCCCATGAAGGCGGATCCGGATTTCGACAATGCCGCAGATACCACCTACCGGGTGACAGCAGGCGAGCTGCGCCAGTTCATTGAACGGTTCGAGCGCCTGGACGCTGAGAAGAAAGATCTGGCTGATCAACAGAAAGAGGTCATGGCAGAGGCCAAGGCCCGCGGTTACGACACCAAGGTCATCCGAAAGGTGATCGCCCTGCGTAAGCGCGACAAGGACGATATCGCCGAGGAAGAGGCAGTCCTCGAAATGTACAAAGAAGCGCTGGGCATGGGGTGAGGCAGACACATGGAACGCATGACAGCTGCAGACTACAATAAAGCCCAGCGCGCTGCGGAGGGGCAGGGGGAAGACCGTCGCCGGGTACGGGGTACACAACGCACCACCACCGCAGACGGTATCACCCATGATAGCAAGACAGAGGCCCAGCGCTGGGAAGAGTTGAAGCTGCTACAGGCGAGCGGAGCAATCTGCGGTCTGCGCCGTCAGGCCCCGATCCCGCTCATTGGCCGGGATGGCCCGATCATGACCGACAGCGGCAACCAGCAGCGGGTTTACAAGGCGGATTTCGTCTACGTCGACAACGCGCTGGGCATTATGGTGGTTGAAGACCGCAAGGGGCATGAGACCGACAAGTTCAAACTGGTGAAGTCAGTTCTGGCGGCTCAGGGCATTGAGCTGCTGATCACCCGCGCAAAAGGGTGAGAGCAGGAAATGGGTGTTGAAGAAGATCTGAAACACGAACTTGCGAATATGCGCAAACTGCTCGACCAAGCGCAACGCGCTGGGCGGTCTGCACCGTCACGCGCATCACCGGCGGTCGTTGCGCAGCAGCTCCAATTGCCGAATGTTGTTCGCTTCCCCTTGGCGCAATTCGCAGCCGGTCGCGGCCGCAAGGTTCCCCTCCCTGAGTTGGTACAAGAGATTGCGGAGGTCGTAGGCCGTGAAAATGCGGTCAAGCTGGTCGAGGGCACACGACAGCGCGGCGCGCGGCGTTGGCGTCGCCATCTCTATATCCCTAGCGACATTCCTGAAAATCACCGGATTGTTTCCCTGATCGGCTGGGACGCAGCGCAGGCGCTAAGTTTCAGCCATGCAAACAGCGTTCTGGAACTGCCCAGCTGTCACGGGCTGAGAAAAGCCTATCTGGCCGACGTCGCGATCAGATTGGCGGGGCAGGGCGCGGATCAGGCCGAAATCGCCTCAGAGCTCGGTGTCGAGCGCAAGACGGTCGCGAACCTGCTGGATCTGGCGGACTACTGGGCGCCGCGGTTGGTTTAGGAGGGGAGGGCCCCAGACTAGGTCTCGCCGCTCCACACGCGAAGAACTATTGTTCGCACTTTTTCTCTGGCCTCTTCCATGGTGTCTACCCGACCGTGCTCTGCTGGATGGACCCAAGTCGCCCATGTCCAAGGCTTGGCATCATTATATGGAAAGGCATCTAAGCTTATCCGGCCCACCGAACGGCCGTTCCAGACAATCACCCAATCATCTTCGCCGATTTCGCCGCCGATCACCGTTTTTCGCATGGTCCACATGCTTCGAACAAATAGAGAACATTTTGGGGCGCATCAAGCTGCGAGAGAAGCGAAACGGCCTGCGGTAGACATCTGACGTTCGCGCGTGGTTCAGCATGAGGTAGTTTGGCCTCAAAGCTGCCTTGCGGAGGTGCTACCGCTGACGCACGGCAAATCCGCCCCTGTGACCCGAACCTGGATGGCGCCAGTCAGCCCAATCACGACATTCAGGCAGGGCGCAGCGCAGGGGCCGCTGCGAGCGCGAAAGGTCTCCTGAAAGCGGACCTCAAGCCTGTACAATTGATCCAGGCGATACTGCGATCAGTGTAGACGTCAGCGACGCGCAGTTAGTGACCTTTGCAAAGTCGGCGGTTTTGGTGCCATGACGAGCGATCAATGCCACAGCCGCACGAGGAAGAGCTGACCTTCGCCGCAAGTGCAGCCGCCAACCATCATCGAATGGAAGGGGTGCGGGACGAAGTGTGATTTCGCTGCAGCTGCGCCGACGGCAGCTTTGAGACTTTGACCTTGCCTGCCTCGGTTGCGCTCAAGCAAACACTCGTGCCATTTTCGTCAGCATAAATCAGTCTTCGTGAGCAATGAGCAATGTACACAATTTGGAACGCTTTAGGTTGGTGTGTGCGTGTAACTGACCGTCTCGTTTTCGGAGAGAAACATCTAAGCAAGTCGCAGATTGACCTACGAACACTTGCGTGTTTTGTTGTTTTCGCGATTGCCTTTTTCGTTGGCTTAGGTGCGGTCGGTTTTATGGAATCTGATTTTGCAGATTTTGGCGTTTGGTTGTGTACAAGTCTTCCTATGGCTTTTGTGTTCATCGCACGCCATCAAAGAGCAGGCAGCTAGATATTCACTTGTTGCACTGAGTTTTCAGACATTCATTCATCCTGCAGCATCGGTGACATTGGGCTCTTTCCAGCCGTTCTTTCCACGGCTCGTCAATGGGTATGTTGCGGACGAAGCTGCCCTTGCCTGCTCAAGAAGCAATGATGTCGGCCAGTCCGGAGCGGCCATTTGATACCTCATTCAACGACGGATTGGTTGCCGAGATCGCCTCTGTCAGTTTCCATTTTCTCCAGAACCGAAAAGTCCATTTCGTGAGTGAATTCAACGATGTTTGCCGCCATAGAAACAAATGACGCGAGTATGATTGCGATACACGTAGCGTAAACCACCCATCCGGCGACATCATCAGACAACCCCGAATGTCCAATATATAAAATACTGGAGATAACGAGGAACCACAAACCAAGTACAATCACGGACAGAAATCCAACTAGGACGCCGTAGAAAACTCTTCCAAGCGTTGATATCTTAAATCCGGGTGTCCGCCCATCGACTGGCGCCATTTTACTGTACTTCACGAACAACCACGTCGGAGTATGAGCCGCGGCAAACAAATCGGGGTCAAGCTTGTTCTTTGCCAGTACGTCTCTTGCCACAGCGGCAATCACTGCGTCGTACAACTGTAATGAAAGAAAAGTGTAGGTTATCAATAAGACGCTAAGAGATGATGCGATCAGGCTAAGCTCTAAAAATGAAGGTATTTCTACCAATGATGCGCTTGTTCCGGGGATTTGGATGTTTCCCCCACTCCAAGCAACAAAAGCTAAGAAGAGAGAAATCGTAAGAGAACGAATGAGCTTATCTTGCCGACCTTCAAGTTTCGCTCTTTGGTTTACCAACCCTTCGAGAACGTTTTCATTTACTTCATCCAGACCAAGCCGTTTCTGCCGACGCAGTTCATCAGCGGTAAACATGCTGGCACGAACATAAAGGCTTTGTTTTAGAGTGTAGCGTTCTGTCATGTCACCAAGTCACATTGGAAGCCAAAACGCTCTCATAAAAGGGCTTGCTTTGCAAGCGAGGCTGACAAGAGTCAATCTTCGAAGTCCGCTTCCCTCCGCTTTTCTGACTTTTTGCCCAAAACGCAGCGTTCGTCACTTTGGGCTCACTACCGACTTGCGGCGTTGCAGCACCAAAGTTGCAGCAGATCTCGTACCTAGCGCCTATCATGGGATCACCGTAGCCAGCCCAATCACGACATTCATGTAAGGCGTAGCGAAGACGATACTGCATGTGCGAACGGTTTCCCGAGAACGGACATTCAAGACTGCTCAGCTTGCCCTGCGGATGCCGCGCCTTGGCCGAGACTCTCAAACCTAAGCTGGTAACTGCTTATCGTAGAAATGAGGTAAGTCCTCGCCTCGCACTTCCGGCCGATCATGCAGGTCAATCAGAAATGATCCATCTCGTGCATATATCTGTTTGGTCGAATACCTGGCGGTACGAGTGTTGACCGAAGTAACTTGAACTGGCGCATGTTTTAGGTGCTCGGGAAGTTCTTCGAACGTGCCCACTAAAAGGAGTTCAGGTGAAAGTGGGAATGTCACCAGTGTACCACCAACGCCATGCCCTGGTGAATACGGTCCTGTTTTTCTGTCATCGATCCAGGATAAAACCACTGGGTCATCGCTGCAAATATACTGATGTCCTTCAGGCGCGGCAACGAAGCACCAATTTCTGCGGGCCGAACATTCCAAAACAGGTTCAATCATTTGAAGTTCCAGACCGATCAAGTAAGTCTGATCAATGACAATTTCATAGTCACTACTCTCAATGAAACGCTTTATGTCTTCATAGCTGATGTCGTCTTTGAGCGGGATGCCCTCTTCACGAATCTGATCCACTTGGCCCTCCCACACCTCTTTGGAGGACAGAGACAGGTGTGTCATCCGCTGGACAATGTCTTTGTGGAACTGTGACATGTTACCCCTAAGTCGAGGGTTTCTAACCGAAACATTGGCTAGAAGGTTCATCACAGAATTGAAGTGTTCGGGTGTCGGAAAGCTCTTAGTTTGGATGACATCCGCCAAATGCAGTGCGATCTCGCCTTCGATCTTTGCCATAGCATCTTCTACATAGTTCGGATCTACACCATCTGCCTCGACTCTAAAGAAGTGGCGGCGGCTTCCGACATTTCGGACTAGCGTCTTGAAAGTAGTTCTCGTTTCGCTGTCAAAGGTAAAAACACGTGCCTTGCGACCCACGCCATCAGCAAAACCACGAAGGTAAAACTGAGGGATGAAGTGATGATTTGCCTTAGTTGCCAAGACCGTACCTAACTTGTTAGAAAATTGGTATGCGCTGAAAGTTGCAGACCGATCACACCTTAAGCGCGATCTGCGCCTTTTCAAGTCCAGGACGCAGTTGAGCCTCTCCAAGCGACTGAGGATGAAGCCGGATACAGTGAAGCGGTAGCCCCCAACCGATAGCCGAACAACCTTGAGTGTCCGCTTTCGGGAACTTGTTCGCGCTTGCAGCGAAGCCTTCGCTGCGCATTGCGAGAATGTCGTGATTGGGCTGGCTGCGGTGATCCCATGATAGGAGTAGGTACGGGATCTACTGCAACTTTGGTGCTGCAACGCCGCAAGTCGGTAGTGAGCCCCGAGCGGAAGTGTCAAAATCTCGCTGCGCGTGCTCGCAGCACGAAAATCGCTGCGACCGCATCATTCTCGGCGCGGCTGCGCGGCGTGAAAAACAGCCGTTCGCGTATATCGCAGCGAGGTAGAGAACCTAGATCTACAGGTTGCGGGACAAGCCGTCAGTTGCAATCAAATTTGCCGCGTCTGGCTTGGGATTACAAGCTGCTCAAAATATAGTTAGAGAGGTTGGAAACGACGAAGGAAAACCTGAATGAAGTCAGTTAGTCAGAACATTGAGGCTTTAGGTCTCGTCATCCCTGACGCGCCCAAGCCGCTTGGGAATTTTGCTCCTTATTTGCTGGACGCAGGCTACCTATACATCTCGGGCCAGATTTCGATTGATGCGAATGGCGATGTAATTCGAGGAAAACTCGGACAGGACATTGACTTGGAAGGGGGCATTGCCGCTGCACGCTGTTGTGGCATAGGTATTTTGGCGCGCGCGCAGGCTGCTGTTGGCGATCTCGAAAAAATCGCGAAGCTCGTCAAACTGGGTGCTTTCGTGAATGCTGTACCGAATTTTTCAGATCACCCAAAAGTGGTGAACGGAGCGTCGGACTTGATGGTCGAAGTGTTTGGGCCTGAAATCGCCGATCATGTCAGATTTGCTGTTGGCAGTTCGAGCCTTCCCGCGAACGCAGCAGTGGAAATTGAGGCTGTTTTCCGGGTCGATGCATAAAAGCTGACCTTCATGAAGGTCGCAGCATCCGGGATTTTGGGCTCACTGCCGCCGAATGCCTGTGCCGTAATCACCTTGACGCACGCGCTCTGGAACCAGCCATCGGTGAAGTAGGGTAGTCTCTTGAGCTTCCCTGGGTTTAGCAGATGCGCTGCCGTTCGTGGCCCAAGAACAGACCCCCGCGTCGAAAGCGGCGAAACTGTCTTCGGAGCCCATAGTGACGAATGCTGCACTCGGATCGAACGGCACCGATGCGGAGCAAAAGCGTTTGTTGCGATTGGACTTTACCAGTGTTTCACTACGCCACACAGAAGCCCATTACAGGCTAAGCTTTCCCGATCTCTAGCTTTCATAGACAAGGTTAAATCAGTTGCGGTTCATTTATGTAGATGAGGCAGGTACTTCGAAGAACGAACCCTACTTCATAGCTTGTGGCGTCATATCCGATCCGGATGAATGCTATCTTTCAGTTCGGCAGTATTATTTTGACTTGTCCAATGATCTTTTCCCCGAATGGGAGGGCTTCGGAGATAGCGTAATATTCCATGCGAAAGATATTTGGCACGGGGCCGGCCATTGGGACCGAAAGAAATGGCCCAAGCGCGAGCGTATGAACATTCTGAAACGGTTGGTACAAGTACCGGTGCTCTTTCAATTGCCACTGTGCTTTGGAATCTTGGAAAAGGCGGGTGTTGCGGAAAGCTTGCAAGTTGCACCAGACACAACAGCCAAACAACGGGAAAAGCTCTTAGCGCGGAGCATTTACAGCCATGGCATTCATGGGATGCTTCAAGTAGCCGATTGGTGGATGGCCAAAAACTGCCCGTCTGAGCTTGCACAAGTGGTAGCCGAGGACATTTCTGACGTTAAGGGTGCCATGGCTATGTTCTTTAGCGGTTTGCAAAAACAAGATCACGATATTGCCGAGGATTTAGCCGCTGCTTCCGAGCCAGATTGGTTCGTTACCGAAAGGTTTATCGACACGATCAACTACGTTGCGAAGAGCAAATCCCCTATGCTCCAAGTGGCTGACACATTTGCATTTTTGGTTCGACGAATGCTTGGTGGTTGCGCTGAAGCGGCTTCCCTAATCGAGCCTGCAAGCTCTTGGTTTGTCACTCCAACCAATCTGAATTTGCGAACGGCAAGGCTGATTATCCCAGTCGATCAAGTGCGTCCAGTAGACTAGATCACGTCCGCTTTGGGCTGGCTGTCGCCCTCTAGTGGCCGAGAGCTAGGGCGGTTTTTCTGCAATCCCGCTGCCGCATCGCCGGAAGTCGGCACAGAGCCCTTATCGACGTCAGGTGGGTTAGTTAATCAGCCACAAAATGCACATCTGCTTTGATGGCATCAAAGACAATCCAGATGGACGTCGGCATATTTTCGTCAGTTAGAATAACGTCCCTACCTAAGGCGGATCCAAGTAGGGACAAAACCTCGATAATGGCGTCAAGTTCTGCTTGGGACGTTACCTCCGATGGGTCGATATCCAGCTCAATTTCTTCTTCTGTAAAGAAATGACAGTTCATCTTCAATTGGCCTAAAGTTACCTCCAGCAGGAAGGATGTATCGCCATTTCTTTCAAATATTTCAGATGCTTGTTTAGGTAGCGGATGCGGTTCTCCATCTACAAACGTAGTTATTATTTTGGAAGAAATAGCGTCTAAAAATACATCCCAATCAGCAGCTGTAGTGTCTTGGATGTAAATGTCTCTCAAACTACCATCGACGTAGAATGCCCCCCTACAATCCTGCCAATCTATTAGTTGCATTCATTATCCTTAGATGCTGCTGGCCCCATTAGAGCGTAGCCTATCTGGCACAAAAGACACGTCAACAACTGTGCGATGATAGATTGAGATTGGTGGCACTTGAACTGTCACAACGTCCGCATCCCCACCGTCGGCAAGCGGTCGGCGGCTGCGGCAGCAGCGAAGATCTGCTCTCCCTAGTGCGCCTGCGGCATAGGTTGCTCGCCATGCCCCCAAGACCAGCCGACTTTGCAAAGCCCGTTTCCTGCGCAAACGTCCCATAGTAAAAGTCGTGTCTGCTTTGGTTGTTCAGAAATTCCGCCAGAGGTGATCGCCCCATAAACGCACGATCCTGTCCAAAAAGGGCAGAGGGTCGCGCGCATGACGCTTATCGAACGCATAGAGCAGGCATCAACCGGCATTGCAGTGACAGCCATGACCGCGGCGGCGTCGGGTGCTGTCTGGCTGGTGCGTCGCATCTTCACCAATCAAAAGCAGATCGAGATCCTGCAGCAATCGCTCGAGGCGCGCGATAAGCAGCGTGACGAGGATCGCGAGGCCCTTTCCGACGTCAGAACGGATGTTCGCGAGATCCGCGAATTCCTTCACCGCAGATAACCGGGGCAATGCCCCGTGAGGGGTGAAAGGAGACCTTTGCCATGCAGCTCATTCAAAACTGGAAGCAAACACTGAAAGGGGCGTGGTCAATTCGTCTGTTCGCAATCGCGTGCCTGGTGTCAGCCGTCCCTGTTTTCCTCTCGCTTGTGTCTCCTGGCTTGCTGGGTATCGACCCGTTGATTTTCGCGGCAGTTGCCATGGTGATCAACGCTCTTGCCATTCCGGCCCGCCTGATCGCCCAGGTTGGATTTACCGACATGCTATCTGAATTCCGACGCGATACATCGGGGGCGGTGAGCACCCGGTTTGTCAAACAGGTGGGAGCGGGCGCGCTGGTCATTGCCTTGGCCACGCCGTTCATCGCGAAATGGGAAGGTGTCAGGCTTGAGGCCTACCGCGATATCGTGGGTGTGCCGACGATCTGTTTCGGCGATACCCATGGTGTGCGGTTGGGTGATGCGGCAACCATGGGCGAATGCGTCGACCGGCTCGAGCAGGATGTTCAGGCTTTCTATTCCGAGATCGTCGCCTGCATGACAAATCCGGATATTCCGGTTGGAGTTCAGGCATCAATGCTCGAGCTGGCCTTCAATGTGGGATCACGTCCGGTTTGTCGATCCACGATGATGCGTCTGGCCAATGCGGGCAATTATCGCCTCGCGTGTGACGAACTACGACGTTGGGTGATTGCGGGCGGCAAGCGCGTGCGCGGCCTGTCGAACCGACGGGCCGATAGCAAAGCAACACTCTGCCTGCAGGGGCTCACGTAATGCGCTCTCTCTCGCTGCTGATGCTCTGCGTTGTTCTGGCATCCTGTGCCAAGGGGGCGGGAATAATCGCCGGGGCGATTGCAGGTGGTCCCAGCGTGGCCGCCAATGTTCAGGTAGGCCGCACCAATGTCCAGACCGTTGGGCAAACCACGCTGCAGGATCAGCGGATCGATGACACGCAAGCCCGCAATATCGAACAGAGTTCCGGAGATACTCAGCTCAGAACCGAGCGCGTTGAAACCGTGATCCTGCGAGAAGATCCGCCAGCGTGGTTGCTGCTGGTGGCTCTGATTGGCTGGCTGCTGCCGACACCACAACAGATCGGCGTCGCGTTCGTCTCTCTGGTCGCCCGACCTTTTCGCGGGTCCCTCCCTGGGGGGGTAAGGCCTGTGGGTATGCATATGCGCAGAAATTTATGTGTGGGTGCGGCTGTGGCATAGGGTTGTTTATTATATAGATCGCGCAAGCGTCTGAAATAGAACAACAATCCAGATCCAAAATATAAAGTGGCGGCAGGTTTGGGCGATTGTCCGGTTTTTTCTCGCGAGGCGTTAAGTGTCTGTAAAAAATAAAAAATCACGTGGGCGGAATGTAAACCGGACCGAACTGGCTGAAATCAACGGCGTGTCCATGCCAACGGTTGACGACTGGGTGAGCCGCGGCTGCCCGGTTGTTCAGCGTGGGGGGCGGGGGCGGGCGTGGATTTTCAACACGGCAGGGGTGCGCAGCTGGCGCGATGACGATATTCGCGCCCAGACAAGCCACACCGAAAATGCGTCGAAGGATGAGTTACTGCTGCGCAAACTGGCAGCGGAAACAGAGCAGGCCGAACTGGATCTGGCCAAGGCAAAGGAACAGGTCGTTCCTGTCGAGCAATATGAACGCGCTCTGACAAAGGCCTTTGGTGAGGTGCGGGCGGGCCTGCGCAACGTCCTGCCGCAACGGGCTGCGCGTCGACTGATGGGCGAGAGCGACGAAACCAAGTTCAAGGATGTGTTGCGGGAGGAGGTCGACCACGTCCTCGAAGCGCTAGCAGATCGGGACCTGGTCGAGGAGTCGGATATCGCGCTTGCAGATGATGAGGGCGAGGGGGCGGACGGTGAGTGAACGCCCGGGCTGATTTCTCCAATGCACGTGCGGTGGTTCAGGCAACCCGGCGCGCGCGTGAATTTCTCCGGCCGCCACCGGATCTGAAACCCTCAGATTGGGCGGAGGCAAATATCAAGATCCCGGTCGGCAATGCCGTGCCGGGACCGATGCGCTTTGACAATGCGCCATATCAGCGTGAAGTGATCGACATGACCGCCAACTCGCGCTGTGATCGCATCACGTTGATGTGGGGCGCGCAGGTTGGGAAGACGCAGACTGCGCTTGCCGCGCAGGCCTACCGAATTGGTTTCAATCCTGTTTCGCAGATGATGATGCAGCCCAGCCAGGGCGATCTGACCACGTGGCTGGAAACCAAGTTCAATCCCATGGTTGAGGCCAACGAGGGGTTGCAGAACGTTCTGGCAAAACCACGTGGCCGCGACGGTGTGAATAACCAGCGGATGAAAAGCTACCCCGGTGGGTTCTTGATGTTCAGCTGGTCAGGATCGCCCAAAACCATGCGTGGCCGGTCGGCGCCGTTCATCGTCTGCGACGAAACAGACGGCTATGATCGGACCGGTGAGGGCCATCCGGTCGGGTTGCTCTGGCAGCGCGCGGCGACCTTTGGTGATCAAAAGCTATTGCTTGAGATCAGCACGCCGACAATCAAGGGCGAAAGCTGGATCGAGACCGCTTTTCTTGAGGGGGATCAGCGGCATTTTCACGTTGTCTGCCCCCATTGCAGCCATAAACAGACGCTGAAATGGTCGCGGGTCGACTGGGAAAAAGACGACGACGGGCAGCACCTGCCAGAAACCGCTACCTATCTTTGCGAGGGTGAGGGTTGCCACACTGCTTGGAATGATGCCGAGCGGTGCGCGGCGATCCGCAATGCAGAAGACCAAGGGGGCGGGTGGATCGCAAAGAAGCCGTTTCGCGGTCATGCCTCTTATCATCTGTCGGAGCTCTACAGTTGCTTTCGGTATCTGAAAGACATTGTGCAGTCATTCCTGGACAAACTCGCGGCCGGGGATCTGCAGACGTTTGTGAACGTGTCGCTGGCAGAAACCTGGGAAGAGGCAGGCGACCAGCTGGAATCCTCTGTTCTGATGGCGCGCGCGGAGGAGTTCCGGGCACCGGTGCCAATGGGTGCGGGGGTTCTGACCGCTGGGATCGACATGCAGAATGACCGGCTCGAGGTCGAAATCGTGGCTTGGGGGTTGGGTGAAGAATCGTGGTCTGTCGATTACAAGGTCTTGTGGGGCGACCCGCTGCAGGGTGACGTCTGGGATGAACTGGACGAGGTGCTCGCGGAAACCTGGACCCATGAAAGCGGGGCGGAGTTGCGGATCTCTGCCGCCTGCCTAGACACCGGCGGCGAGGGCGGACGGACGCAGGCCGCCTATGATTACGCGCGCGAGCGGCTGGGCCGCAAACTCTTTGCCGTGAAAGGCGTTGGGGGCTGGGGCCGCCCCATCGTGACCCAACCCAGCAAGATCCGCCAGCGCGGCGTGCGCCCGGTATGGCTCCATTCAATCGGTGTGGATGAGGCGAAGGTTGTGGTGGCTCAGCTGGCGCGCATTCCGGCGCCGGGCCCCGGGCACTGCCATTTTCCGGTGAACCGAGATCCTGCCTGGTACGACATGTTCACGGCAGAGACACTGCGCACAAAATATCTGAAAGGCTTCCCGATGCGGGAATGGCAGAAGGTGCGCCCGCGAAACGAGGCCTTCGATTGCCGCGTCTACGCTTATGCCGCACTCAGTATCTTGCGACCCAACATAAAGCGCTTGGTGACGGCTTTGGAGGTTCAGGGGGCCGAGGATCAAGACCTTGATCAGGCGCCGCAAAGCGATGCTCCGGAAAATATGCCAGAGGATACATCGTCCGCAAACTCCGACAGTGGCCCAAAGCGCCGACGGACGAACCGACGAAAACGCAGGCGGCGCCATAACCTTGAATAGGGCAAAAACGTGGGCGCACTACCAGCTGAAATCGGGGCAGGGGTTACCTTTCGGGCAAGTGTATGCCTGCCGGTCTACCCTGCAACGGAATGGGGGCTTTCGCTGATCATGCGTGGCGCCAGCCAGATTGATCTGGCGGCGGATAGTGACGGCGAAAATCACAACCTGCATGCAGCGGCCAGCGAGACTGCCGGTTGGTTGCCCGGTCACTACCGCTATGAATTGCGGGTCGCCGATGGTTCAGACGTGATCACGGTCGAGGTGGGCGAGCTGCGGATCGCGCCGGATCTTTCGGCGCAGGGTGCTGGTGTCGACAATCGCGACCACGTACGCAAGGTGCTCGATGCGATTGAGGCCGTGATCGAAAACCGGGCCAGCATTGATCAGCAGAGCTACCAAATCAACAACCGGTCCCTGCAGCGGACGCCACTGAATGAGCTGTTGAAGCTGCGTTCCCGCTATCGGGCAGAGCTGGCATCGAAGAGTGCGAGCCGTAAGCGCCGGGGCATGGGCCGCACAATCAAGGTGCGCATGCCATGATCGGAAAATGGTTTCGCCGTTCTCAAGCAACAATCGCCGATGAGGTGCAGCGGGGAGCGCCGCCCATGATTGCGCCAGCCCGCCGACGCGGCGCGCGCTTGTATCATGCGGCGCAGGCGGATCGGGTTACGTCTGGTTGGTCAACGTCACCGCTTCCTGCTGATCAGATTGTACGCCGGAACTGGCGCGCGCTGGTGGCTCGCTCCCGTGAACAGCTGGTGAACAACAGTTATGGCAAGGCGTTTCAGCGCAGCGTGCGCCGCAATGTCATCGGTCAAAAAGGGTTCATCCTGCAGGCTCAGGTTCAAGGTGCTGATGGCAAGCCTGATGCAGATGCAAACCGCGCAATTGAGGCGGCGTTCAAGACGTGGAGCAAAGCCAAGAACTGCGATGTGAAGGGCGTCAGATCCTTCCTGCAGATCCAGAAAACACTGGTCAACGGGCTGCCGAGCGATGGCGAATTCATGGTGCGTCACGTCTATGGCCGAGACGCGGGGCCTTGGGGCTATGGGCTGCAGATCCTTGATCCGGTCAATTGCCCCGTCGACTTCGATGAGGACCGCCGCCCCAATGGTCGCTTTATCCGGGCGGGTATCGAATACACCAAAATGGGGCGGCCCGTTTATTACTACTTCCACACCCTCGATGTATCGCAGTCAGACTATTCCCATGCAGGCCGCGCCTTCATTCGGGTGCCTGCGGATCAGATCATCCACTGGTTCGAAGAGGATCTGATCGGGCAAAAGCGGGGCTTGCCCTGGATGGCAACGGCCCTTCTTCGCATGCGCCAACTGGATCAATTCGAGCGCGCTGCACTGACCAATGCGCGCGAGAGCGCGAACAAGCTGGGCGTGATTGAGTGGGATGAGGGTTTCGGGCCAGAGCCTGAAAGCGATGATGATGACGGCGAGGCTGCAGAGGTAGAGCTCAGCAGTGAGGAGGGGATCTATCACGAGATGCTGCAAGGCCAGCGTCTCAAACGTGTTGAAAGCCCTTACCCCAATGGCGAAATGGCCGTGTTTTCTAAGCACAACCTGCGCGGCGTCGCCTCTGGGCTGGGGGCGGCTTACAACGATCTCGCCAATGACCTCGAGGGTGTGAACCTGTCGAGTATGCGCCATGGCATGCAGGCCGAACGGGACCGCTGGAAAGAGCTCCAGGAAAGCCTGATCGAGAGCTTTGTCTCGGAGGTCTTTGAGAAGTGGCTCGAGTATTCGCTGGTTGCCGGAAAGATCATCTTGAGCAACGGCGCGGCGTTATCACCACGCCACCTGTCCAAATACCTCGATGCAACATTCCATGCCCGCCGATGGGATTGGATGGACCCTTCCAAGGATGTGAAGGCCGACGCGGATGCGGTCGACAACATGTTCAAGTCCCGCGGCCAAGTGATCCGCGAGCGGGGCCGCAATCCGCGTGATGTGTATCGCGAATTTGCCGAGGACATTCAGGCGATGAAAGACGAAGGCATCCCGCCCGAGGTCATAGCAGCGCTGATCACCGCGAAATCAAAAGGAGGGCCACCAAGTGTCCCAGCAGTCGAAACCGACTCCGATGAAACCGTTGCAGGCGGAGGAAACGACAGTGCGTAAGCCGAGCGACCTGATCGGGAAATCTCTGACGCGGTCGCTGACACCTGAACAGATCAACGCTGGGCAGCGTGGCGGAGGCCAGGGCCTGCAGCGGGTGGCCGAGGTTGTCACCATTGACGAAGAGGCGCGCACAGTTGAGCTCGCGTTTTCTTCCACGACGCCGGTCATGCGGTGGTTCGGTGAGGAAGTTCTTTCCCATGGACCCGGCGCGGTCGACCTTGAGCGGTTGAACAATGGCGGCGCGCTGTTGATGGACCACAATTGGCGCGACCAGGTTGGCGTCATTGTGTCGGCCCGGGTCGATGCTGATCAGGTTGGCCGTGCTGTCGTCCGGTTCAGCCGCAGCGCGCGGGCCGATGAGATCTTTCAAGACGTGGTGGACGGTATCCGCAGCCATGTGTCGGTTGGCTACTCCGTCAGCGAGATCAAAGAAGAAAAACGGGAGGGTCAGGCCAATCTGGTGACCGTCACCCGCTGGGCTCCTTTTGAAATTTCGATGGTTGCAGTCCCTGCAGATCAGACCGTGGGCGTCGGGCGTTCCGGAGAAAATCTGCCAGAGGTGACTGGGGACGATAGCGGGCAGATTGCAGAGAATGAAACAGGCGCGGGCAATGAGGCCGCAGGTAATCAGCAAAGGGAATTTGAGATGAAAACCATCATCACCCGCGACAATGAGGGCAATCTTGTCCGGGCAAAAGTTGACGATAACGGCAATATTGTCGAGGTCGTGGAAATGCTTGAACGGGCAGGTGCAGGTGATGCGGCCCTGCTGCAACGCGGGCGCGAGCAGGAAGCAACCCGCGTGCGCGAACTGACCGAGCTTGGCAGTCAGTATGACGCCGAGGATCTGGCTCTGGAACTGATCCGCGGCGGTCAGGGTGTCGAGGATATGCAATCCCGACTGCTGGACCATCTGCACCAGCGCAGCACCAGTCACCGTCAGATCATGGACCGTTCCGATATTGGTATGACGGATGACGAGGCCGATCAGTTTTCTTTCCTGCGTGCAATCCTTGCGCTGGCCAATCCGACAGACCGGGCGGCCCAGGAAGCCGCGGCGTTCGAATTCGAAGCCTCCGACGCCGCCGCTGAAGCGCAGGGCCGGGATGCACAGGGCATCATGGTTCCGATGAATGTTCTGATGCGTGCCCCGCTCAACACCGGCACCGGTGGCGTCGGGGCTGGCGATACTGGCGGCAATGCGATTGCAAACCCGCTGCTGAGCCAGAGCTTTATTCAGATGCTGCGGGTTCGCACGATCCTGCTGCGTCTTGCTACGCCTCTTATGGGGCTGGTCGGCAATCCCGATATCCCGACGCAGGAAGGTGGCGCGACTGGCTACTGGATCGGTGAAGATGGAGAGGCCGCAGAGGATATTCTGAGCCTTGGCCAACGTCAGTTCTCGCCAAAGACTGTCGCCGCCTATTCCGAAATCACGCGCCGCACTCTGAAACAGACCAGCATGGATATCGAGGCGCTGGTCCGCAGTGATCTGGCGCTTGCGCTGGCAACATCGCTGGACTTTGCGGGGTTCTACGGTACCGGCACGGATGATGAGCCCCTGGGGATCGCCAACACCAATGGTGTGAATGTGGTCGACTTCGGCGGCGCGGGTTCCGGTGGTGGCTCGGCGATGCCGACCTGGGAAGATGTGATCCAGATGGAAAGCGAGATCGCTGCCGCCAATGCGGATGTTGATCGTATGGCCTACGTCCAGAACGCCAAGATGCGCGGTCACTTCAAGAGCAAACAGAAGTTTGCTGGCACCAACGGGGCGCCGATCTGGGAAAGCGACAACACCGTCAACGGGTATCGCGGCGAAGTCACCAACCAGATCAAACAGGGTGACGTGTTTCACGGCGACTTTGGCAATGTGCTGGTTGGCATGTGGGGTGGTTTGGATCTCACTGTCGACCCCTACACGCACAGCCGCCGTGGTCGCCTGCGTCTGGTTGCGATGCAGGATGCGGATTTCGTCCTGCGTCACGCTGCTGGCCTCTGCTACGGCACCGACGCCAGCTAACGACTGCGAACAAATCCTGAGCCTTGGCCCTCATAGGGCCGGGGCCTGAATACTCCCTGAAAGGATGTGAGAAGATGGAAAAACAGACCAAGGCCCAGAAGTCCGATTACAAGGTCGCGAGCGCGTTTGTCTGGGATGGCAAGATCCAGAAACCCGGAATGAAAGTGTCGCTGACGAAAACAGAAGCCCATGGGCTGATCAAGCGCGGCAAGATTGAAGAGGGCACCGGGCGTCAGGCGCCTGCCAAGAAGCCTGCCAACAGCAAACCTGCCGCGCCCCAGCAAGATCCCGGCGAAGCTGACTGATGGCTTCGCCCGCCTGGGATGATCTGGACGCCTTCCTGCAGGTTGACGATTTCGCCATCGAGGCGACCGTCACGCCGCGGGGAGGCGTTCCGCGTCAGATCAAGGGGGTATTCGACGAGTCGTATTTCAATACCCAACTTGGCGAGTATGAGGCGGACGCAACGCAGCCCCGTTTCACCTGCAAGGCCGTTGATGTTGCCGATTTGCAGGATAAGGCTGAGGTCGAAATAAACGGTCAGCCTTATTTCCTGCTGACCAATCCGCAGGAAGATGGAACCGGAATGGCGGTCCTCCAATTGGCGCGGGGTTGAGGCGGTGCTGTCTTTCGACTTCGACGCAGGCGAGTTGGCGAAGATCGCGGAAGAGTTCGGCGCCAGCGAAAAGGATCTGCAATTTGCCTATTCCCGGGCGCTGCGTCGCACGGCTCAAACAATGAAAAGCCGCGCGCGCAAGGGGCTGCGCACAGAGTTGGAATTGCGCACAGCGGCGGAGCTGCGCAAACGCCTGCAAGGGTTCCGGTTCTCGCGGGGCAAAGGCATGGGTGAGGTCCGCATGTGGTTTGGCCTCAATAACATGCGCGTTTCTGCCTTTAAGGGGCGCGCACTTCGCACCGGCAGCGGTGCCAGCTATGCAGGCCAGCAGTTTGCAGGCGCATTTATTGCCAAAAACTCAAAGGGCCGGCCAACCGTGATGCGCCGCGCCACTCAGCGGGCCTATCCGATCAAAGAGGAACGCATGCCGATTGAGGATAAGGCCCAGATCTTTATCGAGGATCAGGTTTTCGACGAGATCGAAGAGGTGTTTTTCAAGAATTTCCGGGCCGAGATCCGCGCCCGTACAATCTACAATGTGGGCAACAGGTAAGACATGGCTGACGGTATCGATCTGGACAATCTTCATGAGGCCATCAAGGCGGAGATATCTGCAAAGTTTCCCGCCGTCGGGACCGTCGAAGACTATGGCGCCCCGCGCAAAGATCTCGCTTTGCCCGCCATCCTGGTTGAGCTGGTTGATATGGAGGCTGATCCGGATAGCGACCCTGGCACAGAGCAATTGCCGGTCATCTCCAAGTGGGCCGCGCGTGTGGTTCTGAGCTTTCGTGATGACAACGTAAAACGGGAAATCCGAAAACTTGCGGGTGCGCTTGGGGTTCTGGTGCATCAAAACCGCTGGGCGCTGAAGGCAGGCCCCGCCCAGGTGACTTACATCGGGCCGGATGCCTTCGATCCAGACTTCGACAATGTCGAGGTCTGGGCTGTCGAATGGGATCAACAGATCGATCTGGGGCAAAGTGTATGGACAGGCGAGGGTGTCACACCGGATCGCGTGATGATCGGCTACGCGCCGAAAATTGGTCCGGGTCAGGAAGGTGATTACAGCGAACTTGGGGGCAATTCATGACTTATTCAGCTGCGCGAAACGAGCAGGTACGGGAAGGCATAGTCCGGTTTGGCGTTGTTACTGCGGTGGACACGGGGCGGGCCCGGGCAAAAGTGTCCTTTGGCGGTGAAAGCGAGAGTGACTGGCTGGCGTGGATGGCAGAGCGGGCCGCGGAAATCGCGGTCTGGGCGCCGGTCAGCATCGGCGAGCAGGTGGTCGTGTTGTCTGAATCCGGCGACACCGCGCAAGGCGTCATTTTGGGGTCGGTGTTCAGTGATACCAATCAGGGGCCGGGATCCAGTGAGGCGACGCACCGGGTCAAGATTGCAGGGTCCTCGATCACCATCACCGCGGATGCAATCACTTTGTCCAGCAATGGATCGACTGTTGTGATCGATGCGGGCGGGGTGTCTGTGAACGGTGTCCGGATCGATCTGAACTGATGCCGGGCGTGTCCAGAAAAGGTGACAGCTGCACCGGCCATGGTGCCTTTCCGCCGCGCGCCAGCACCGGCGGCAGTGGGTCAGTCTTCATCAATGGTATCGCCGGGCATAGGCAGGGCGACGCCTGGGCGGTGCATTGTGATCCACAACCCGTGTGCCACGGCGGCAGCCTAGGGGCAGGTTCCAGCACGGTATATGCAAATGGCAAACAGCTGGGCCGGATTGGTGATCCAGTCGACTGCGGGTCAGCAGTCGCCAGCGGTTCCGGGGATGTATTCGCGGGGGGCTAGGGAAAAACGCCAGAGGACCGGGTGTCGCGGTCTGCGCCATCATGGCGACATGAACGGCATCAACGCATCCACGGGAAAACCGCTTTCGGGTCTGGCTCATCTGCGCCAGTCTGTGAGAGATATCCTGACCACTCCCATCGGCACCCGTGTGATGCGGCGCGATTATGGCAGTCGGCTGTATCGGCTGGTTGATGCCCCCATGAACGATGCAACGCGTCTGGATATGATGGCGGCAACATATGAGGCGATTGAAACGTGGGAGCCACGGCTCGAGCTCGACACCGTCGCCGTTGAAATGCCGGAGCCGGGCAGCGTGGTGATTTCGGTTTTTGGCCAGTACCTCCCGACGGGTGAGCCGGTGGCCCTTGATGGAATCGAGGTGCGCTAATGGTTGACGGCTTCACATCGATCAATCTTTCGCAGCTGCCAGCACCCGACGTGCTGCAGGCTGTCGATTTTGAATCCGCGCTCGCAGATATGCTGGCGGAATTGCGGCAGCGAGATCCGGTCTTTGATGCGCTGGTTGAAAGTGACCCTGCATACAAAATTCTTGAGATTGCGGCTTTCTATCGGACGCTCGCCATTCAGCATGGGAACGATGCAGCACGCGCGGTGATGCCAGCCTATGCAACTGGTGCCGATCTTGACCACATTGCAGCCCGCTATGCTGTTGAACGTCTGGTGATAGAGCCGGGCGATCCGCAAGCTCTGCCGCCGGTGCCACCTGTTCTTGAGAGCGACGACGCGTTGCGCCGCCGCATGTTTCTGGCATTCGAAGGGCTAAGCACTGCGGGGCCGATGGGAGCTTATGTGTTCCATGCGCTTGGGGCAGATCCGGACGTGGGCGATGCCAGCGTGCAAAGCCCGGCGCCAGGGGAGGTGCTGGTCACGGTTCTTTCTCGGTCGGGCGACGGCGCGGCCCCTGCGGCTCTGCTGGTGGCGGTTGATACCGCCTTGAACGCAGACGACGTGCGCCCGCTGACGGATCTGGTGACAGTACAGGGCGCCGAGATCCTGACCTACACAATTGAAGCTGCGCTGACTGTTCTGCCAGGCCCAGATAGCGCTGTGGTGCGGGAGGCCGCCGAGCGCGCCGCTTCGGCCTACGCGAACCAGCAGCGCCGTCTCGGCGCCGATATCACGCTTTCTGGCCTCTATGCTGCCCTGCATCAACCGGGCGTTCAGAACGTGGCGCTGGTGAGCCCCGCAGCTGATATCGCGGTCAGCGCAAGTCAGGCGGCATTCTGCACAGCTGTTTCTGTCAGCATTTGGGGTGCCAATGTCTGACAGTCTTCTCCCCCACAATGTGACAGCACAGGAGCGCGCGCTCGAGGCGACTGTCGGGCCGCCTCTCTTCCCCAAAGCGCCATTGCGCGAAATCTGGGACCCTGATCGCTGCCCAGCCGAGCTTTTGCCGTGGCTGGCCTTTGCCATGTCTGTCGATGAATGGGACCCTACATGGCCAGAGGAGGCAAAACGCGAGGTCATCCGTCGATCATTCGCAGTCCATCAGCGCAAGGGCACAAGAGGGGCCGTGCTATCGTCTCTGGCCGCTGTGTTTGGTGCGGCCCAGGTCTCTGAGTGGTTCGAGTTTGGTGGCCGACCGCACACCTTTCGTGTGCGAATTTCTGGCTCTGTCAAAGCCTCGCGTTCAATCGCCCGGGCTTCAGAGATTGTCCGCCAGAATAAGCCCGTGCGGTCGCATCTTGAGGCCCTTGAAGTGGCCAGCCCCGCCGATGTTTCGCTGACACTTGGGCTGGCAGTCCAAACCCGTGTCACACAAGCGGTCCCGGTCGACTTCCCGGAAGTCGTGGCACCGCAATTCCTTGGTTTCGGGGTTCACTCCACAATGAAACAACAGATTGAGGCAGTTCATGGCTGATTTTGCCCCTATGGTCCTGACGAATGCAGGGCTTGCTATCCAGACGCAGGCGCAGGCCGGTGCCGCCCTGAAATTCTCGCGTATTGCTATCGGAGACGGCGCGCGCCCAGCGGATTTCAAGGTGCTTGATGCCTTGGTGAATGAGCACCAATCCACTTTGCCGTCAGAGTTCGAAGCGCTGGATCTCGGCCGTGCACGGCTGCGCGCGGTTTTCAACAATCGAGATCTGTTGGCGGCGCTCGAAATTCGGGAACTGGGTGTCTTTGCGATCGATCCGACCGACGCGAGCGAGAAGCTCTATAGCTACACCCACGCTGGCGCGGGGTATGACACGATCCCCCCTGGCGGCGGCGGCACCCCTGTCGAACTTGTCTACGACATTCACACCCTGATCGGAACAGCGCCCAACGTCAGCGCGATACTCGCAAGCAATGTCTATGCCAGCGCCGATGCGCTTGCAGATCTCGAAACGCGGTCAGAGGCGGCTGTCGCGGCCCTTCTTGCTCTGACTGCCGCCAACACAAATGAACGTCTCAAGGGGATTTTCTAATGAGCGCGATGGAACAACTCACAGCCGCATCGGTGCGCCTGCAGCAGACCGCAGACCTGTTTCAGCAGGGGGCCGAAAAGATCAACAACCTGTTTCTGCAGTTCCCTCCGGATATGATCACCACTCATACGGTTGGGCCGGATGGCACGTATCCCGATATTGAGGCGGCATGGCTTGCCATCAAGGACGTGCCGATCTTTGGCAAGCTGGTTCTGAAGGTGTTGCCGGACCACCCTGATATCGACAAGCGTGTGGTGATCGGCCCACACGCCTATGCTTCAAACCTCAGCATTGAAGGCGAGCCCGGCAATCCGTCAGCTGTTCGGCTGACAATTCTGGACAGTGCTGGTGACCCACCAAGCCGCCGCCTCGCCAATGGCATCGAGGTCAGCGGTATGGTTGGGATGCGCCTTAATGGCGTCAAGTTTGTGGGCAGTGGTGCGGGCAGCAATGCGGTCGGGTTATCGATCTTTGATGGCTCTTACATTCTTTCAGATGAGGGCACAGTCGAGTTCGAAGGAGTCAATCTCGGCGTATTTGCGAAGGGCGGGGTTTGGGACACCAAGGGCGTCAAATCAGTCGGCTGCGACAGCGTGGTCTACGCTGAGGATGGCGGCGTTGTTCTGATGAACGGCTCCGATTTGACTGGCAACGGGCCGGATGCTGGTGCTGGTCTGCGCGCCAACGGGAGCGGCCATATTGACGCAGGAAACACTCGTTTTGCGCAGTTCCGGATTGCGGCAATTGCAGCGGCCGGGGGTACTGTGGATGCTATCAATCACCAAGCAGAAGATTGTTGGATGGGTATGTGCGCCAAGGGTGGCACGGTCACGTGTGGCGGTGACGGCGCGGGTTCTGCCAAAGCAGTGCGTTGCCAGTTTGGCTACTACGGCGAAGAGGCTGGACAGATGCGTGCCGAGGGTGTGACGGCTGAAAATTGCCGTCAGGCCGCATACGCCACCGGGAATTCATCGCTCAAAATGAACAACACCCGGATCATTGAGAATAACACCGGCTTGGTGCCGAACTACGCATCGTCTGCGTATTTCTTCGAGGCCATCTACTACGCGTTCATTGAAATCGGCGGCACCACCTATCAGCATCAGCGCTCAAGTTCCTACCGGACCCGCGCTACTGCCAATGGCTACATCGTCTAAGCCTCAGTCCAGGAGAAAAGAACAATGGAAGATCTTTCCGCAATCGTGTCGCAAGACGTGCCAAAGCCAAACGACAAGGACGTCCTGCGCCACGCAATCGAGGCGCAGGTCGGGGATGACAAGGCACTGTTGGGCACGCTCTCAGATGTTTCGGGGGCTCTCCTAGCGTTCCTTGCGATCCGTGTCATCTGTCTCGCGGATCACGCATCAAACGAGGCTCAACGGCAAGAGATTGACTTGCTGAAAGGCATCGCTGGCGGCGTTGATATTGTGGCCAAGTGCCGCGAGTTTCTAGCGGCGGTGCAATCCGGTGATGTGGTGCTTACGGCTGCTGTAAAAGGTGTTGATGGCGTCCTGGCAGAAGCCGCGGAGCGCAGCACGCGCACAGCTGAGGTGCTGCGCCTGGCGGTGCCCGATGGGGGCGTTTCGCAGTAAATGACGACGCTGGCTTTTTACAAAGGCAAGGGCACGGCGGTCGACCGGGCTATCCGGTGGGCCACCCGTGGCGAGTTTAGCCATGTTGAACTTGCAGATTTGGATCGAGGCCTTGGCCTGTCGGCCTCCGCTCGTGATGGTGGTGTGAGGGTCAAAGCCATCGATTTTGCATCTGGGCACTGGGCTGTGGTAGAGGCCCCTTGGATCGCCCGGGGAACCTCTTGGGCGCGCGCGGCGGAGCACACCGCCGCGCCATACGACTACCTGGGCATATTTGGTTCCCATGCCCTCGCGTTGTCGCGTCACTACCGCGATGCCTGGTTTTGCAGCGAATTGTGCGCCTATGCGCTTGGCCTAGATGCGCCGCAGAGCTATTCGCCGCAAGGCTTGTTTCGAGCGGTGACCTTTGGTCGCCAGGCGTTTCGGGCCGGTGACAATATCGGGAATTGAGCCAGAGGGAACGGATCAGAGCCTCCCGCATGATCGCAGGGAACTGCAATCATCAGCGAGGCTCTAATGTCTGGTTTTCTTCACGGCGTCGAGGTGCTCGAGATCGACACAGGCCCGCGCCCGATCCGCACAATCTCGACCGGCGTTATCGGTATTGTGGGCACTGCGCCCGCAGCTGATGCGGACGCCTTCCCTCTCAATACGCCCGTTTTGATCGCGGGTAGCCGTTCTGAGGCCGCAAAGCTGGATATAACGGCTGACGGCACCGGTGGCGGGACACTGCCGGGCGCGCTTGATGGCATCTTCGACCAGATTGGCGCAGTCGTGATCGCCGTCCGTGTCGAGGAAGGTGTCGACGACACCGAAACACTCGCGAACATGATTGGCGGCGTTAACGCCACAACCGGACAGTTTGAGGGTGTGCATGCGCTCTTGGGATCTGAGAGCGTTGTCGGCCATGCCCCGCGTATCCTTTGTGCGCCCGGCTGGACGCATCAGCGCCTTGAGGATAGCGGCAATCCGGGCACCTATCTTGCGAACCCGGTTGTGGCCGAATTGGAAGGGATCGCGGATCGCATCGGCGCAGTGATCATCGCGGACGGGCCCAACACAACCGACGCCGCAGCGCAGGCCTACGTTGGCGACTGGGGCACTTCCGGCCGCATCTATGTGGTTGACCCATGGGTCAAGGTGCTGGGCAGCGACGGCACTACGGTAGATCAACCGGCATCGGCCCGTGTGGCTGGTGTGATTGCCCGCACTGACAATGACCGGGGGTTTTGGGTTTCACCATCCAACCAAGGCATTTTCGGCATTATTGGCACATCGCGGCCGGTCGACTTCAAACTCGGGGATAAGGCCAGCCGGGCCAACCTTCTGAACGAAATCGACGTCGCCACCATCATCCGCCAAGATGGCTATCGCCTTTGGGGCAACCGGGTTCCGACAGCTGATCCAAAGTGGCAGTTCTTGTGTGTGCGCCGCACCGCTGACGTCCTCAACGAGAGCATTCAGCGCGCGCATATGTGGGCCGTCGACCGGGCGATTACCAAGACCTACATGGATGACGTCGTCGAGGGGGTGAACGGGTTCATCGCAACGCTGGTTGCCGAGGGTGCGTTGCTGGGCGGCAGCTGCTGGGCCGATCCCGATCTGAACACTGCTGCCAGCATCCAAAACGGGCAGGTGTGGTTCAACTTCGACTTCACGCCGCCCTATCCGGCTGAGCGGGTGACGTTCCGCTCTCACCTCACCAATGAATACATCGCGGAGGCACTGGGCTGATGGCTATTCGGAACATCCTGAAAAACTTCAATCTCTTTGTCGACGGGCGCGGCTTTGCGGGTGAGATCGGGGATTACACCCCGGCCAGCCCGTCAATCGCCGCTGAAGAATACCGCGCCGGTGGCATGGATGGCCCCATCGATATCGATATGGGCACCGAGAAGATGACCACCAGTTTTGTCTTGCGAAACTACAGCGCGGACGTGCTGTCCCTCTGGGGCATCGCGCCGGGGGTGTTGATCCCTGTCACCGCCCGCGGTGCGCTGGAAAGCGAGGACGGGACTGTAACGCCGGTCATCCACAACATGCGCGGCAAGATCATCCAGTCTGACCGGGGTACCTGGTCTCCCGGTCAGACTGCTAGCCTCACCGTCAACATGACGCTTGAGGCGTTCAAGGAAACCATTGGTGGTCAGCTGATCACTGAAATCGACATCATCAACATGGTGCGCAGGACCGGCGGCGTGGATCGCCTCGCCCAGATCCGCGCAGCACTGGGCATCTAAGGAGCTCTCATGGACGAATTGCCTGACTACCTAACCCTGAACTCGAACGGGGAAGAGGATTCCATTTCCGTTTCCCTGCTCAAGGGTGTGACCGTCGACGGTGAAAAGCGCACAGCCCTGACGCTGCGCGAGCCGAGCGTGGGCGATCATATCGCCGCGCGTCAAACGGGGAAAAATGACAACGCCTTGGCCGAGGTCATCTTGATTGCAAACCTTGCGGAGGTGCCTCCCGATGCAATCAAGGCGGCCAAAATGAAGGATTACGACCGGCTGCAAGAGGCGCTGGGTTTTTTGAATGGCTGACGCCTGAATCCTGCCGGGCAGGGGTGTTGATCCTTGCCCGACATACCGGGTGGTCGCGCACCGAGATCACCGCAATGAGCGTCAGCCAGTTCAAATGGTGGCTTGGGGGTATCAATGGCAAAACAACGCCTTAGCGCCAGTATTACAATCGGCGGCGTTCTCGAGAAATCCTTCAAAAAGAACATTGGCCTGATCCGGTCAGGCTTCGAGAACATTGGCGATAGCATCAAGTCGGTGAAGACCCGACAGAAAGAGCTGTCGCGGCAGCGCGTGGATCTGGTCAAACAGGGCCGGTCGGTGGAAGCGCTCGACCGTGAATATGAAGACCTAGAGCGCACCTTGGAGGCTTTGGCCCGAAAGCAGCGACGCTGGGAACGCGCTATGCGCGACAGTCGTCGGGTTGGTGAGAGTTTCGACCGCATGGCCAGCAATTTCGGGCGGATGGGCCGCCGCGTTGGTGCTGGCATTGCGGCAGTTGGCGCTGGCGTTTTTGCGCTGGCAAGCTCGACCGCATCTTATGGCGATCAGGTCGCCAAAACTGCGGGCAAGCTGGGCATCGGCATCGAGGCACTGCAGGAATACAGATACGCTGCTGAGCGTTCCGGGGTTTCTACCGACACATTCGATAGCTCTTTGACGGCGTTGCAGAAACGGCTTGGCGAGGCCGCAAAGGGCTCCGGCGCTGCCAAGAAGGCGCTCGACCAAATGGGCTTGTCTGCAAAAGACCTGGTTGCGATGGGGCCAGAGCGCGCCATGGGTCAGATCGCGGATAAACTGCAAGCCATCGAGAACCCTGCAGAGCGCGCGGCCATCGCGTCGGCGCTGTTCAGCCGAGCAGGGATTGGCATGATCAACATGCTGGGCGGCGGTTCTGAGGCACTGCGACAGCTCCGCGAAGACGCGCGCAAGACGGGGTATGTGCTGAGCGAAAAAGCCGCCCGCGACGCAGAGGCCTTTGCCGATGCTCAGCTTGATGCACAATTGACGGTCAAGGGCCTGAAAAACACCATCGGCGCGGAGCTGATGCCGGTTGTGACGCGTTCCATGAAGACCTTCAGCGCATGGGCGATATCGAACCGCGAGGATGTTGCCGATTTTGCAGACACAGCGGCGCGCAAGCTAAAGGCTGCGTTGCCAGTGATCGGGCAGGTGATTGAGGGGATGGGCAAGGTGTCGTCGACGGTCGGCGAGGTCATTGGCAAGGTCGCGACGATGGTCGGAGGTTGGGAAAAATTCGGCATGATCATCGGCGGCCTCTTTGCTGCGCGGACAATTGGCAGCGTCCTCAGTTTTGGCTTTGCGGTTGCACGGCTGGGTGTGTCTGTCGCCGCGCTTGTACCGCTTGCCACCGGCGCGGGCGGGGCAATGGGCGTGTTGTCAGGTGGTCTGGGGCTGGTAAAAACCGGCATCATCACCGTGGGCCGTGCGCTGATGATGAACCCAATCGGGCTTGCTGTCGGAGCCATCGCCGGATCCGCATATCTGATCTACAGGCACTGGGACCAGGTCGGCCCTTGGTTCGGGAAACTCTGGGGGAACGTCAAACAGACCTTTTCCGGCATTGGCGGGTTCATCACTGGGGTGTGGCGCGGAGATTGGGACGCTGCAGCGGATGGCCTGTCTACCGCTTGGGAGGGTGCCAAGGGCTACCTGACCACGGTGCTTGATGGGATCGGTTCAGTGTTTAAGGCCGCCTGGGTCAACGTCATCAAGCCGGTAACGGATAAGTTGGGGGTCACGGACGCCATCACGACGGCATGGCAGGGCGCCGAGGCGACCATCGGCACCGTGGTGAGCGGCATCGGGTCTATTCTGCAGAAGGGCTACAACGGCACAATCAAGCCAGTGATCGACGCGCTGGGATCCACCGAGGGCATCTCTGCGGCTTGGGGTGAGATCAGAACCGCAGTGGGCAAGGTCATCGAGTGGCTGGCAGAGAAATTTGATTGGCTCATGGGAAAGTTGCAGCCGGTTCTGGATGGCCTGTCTTGGCTGCGCGATAAGGGCGCTGGGGCTGTTGCCGGTATTCAGGATATCGGATCGGGAATCCGAAGCTTGTGGACTGGTGAGGATCCCGGGCAAGAGCCCGCGGCTGGTGGTGATCCGTCTGGACCAACCCAGCCCCCAGCGCCCCAAAATCCGCGCTCAGGCAAAGCTGTCCCGAAAAAGGTCTCTGGATCTTATCTAGGGGGCAGCATCGGCCGTGGGTTCCGCGAGGTAGGAGAGCAGGGCCCCGAAACGATTTGGACCTCAAAAGGGGGCTATGTCGCGCATGCCAATGCAACCGAACGGCTTGCCCGCTTGTCTGAGCGCGCCGGACCGCTGCTGGATGCGATTGGGGGCGGGCTACGATCCGCAATGTCCAAAGCGGAGAACGTTTCGGCGCCTATGATACAGCAGGTTCAGCTGGCAGCAGACCGCATAGCCCCGGCAGTACAACCCGCGCCAGCCCCTGCGGCAGCTGCACCGGTAACAATCTACGCCCAGATCAACGCGCAACATATGACGGCGGGCGAGATCGCCGAAGAATTGGAACGCAGGGGGAGAGCGGCCCAAGCTGGCGCGCTTTACGACCAGGCGCATGATTATGGCCAATACGGGGGCGCATGATGGCAGGAACAATGCTGCAGCTCGGCACCTATCAATTCAGCATCAACAATGCTGCATATCAGAGCTTGCAACGCTCGACCGAATACCGCTGGGCCGCACAGGAGCGGGTCGGCGCTTCGGACGCCCTGCAGTTCACCGGGTTCGGGTCCGACACCATCACTCTGCAGGGAGTGATCTATCCGCATTTTCGGGGTGGACTGGGGCAGGTCGACAAGATGCGCCGCACCGCCTCGCTTGGCTTTCCGCTGCCGCTTGTCGCTGGCACTGGTCGGGTGCTCGGCATTTGGGTGGTTGAATCCGTCAGTGAGGGGCAACGCATATTTGCGGCCCAAGGCGCCTCGCTTCGACAGGAATTTACGATCAGCATCAGGAGATATGATGGCGGACTCCGCAGTCTTCTACCGTTCTAAAGAGGGTGAAACCGCAGACGAAATCGTCTGGCGGCATTATGGCAACCGCATAGCCGGGGCGCTTGAGATCGTGCTTGAGGCCAACCCAGGCCTTGCGGCACTGGGGCCGGTGCTGCCTCTGGGCACTCGGATCAGGCTGCCGGAAATCGAGACCCCCAAGGAAGCGGAGGCAATCCGCCTATGGGATTGATGGATTTCAGGCCGTTTTTTCGGGTCGAGGTGGACGGAAAAGACATCAGCAGCACCCTGGCCCCCAGACTAATCAGCCTTTCGCTGACCGACGCAGCTGGTGTCCAGTCTGACAATGTGCAGATAATCCTGAGTGACACCACCCTATTCGGGCGGCTGGCTGAGCCAAAGGCCGGGGCCGAGATCCGGGTCTGGCTAGGCTATCCCTTTCAGCTGAAATACATGGGTCTGTTTATCGCGGACAACGTAATTGTCGGAGGGCCGCCAGATCAGATGACGATCACCGGTATTGCGTCGGTGAATGGCGAAACCTCAAGCGGCAAGACCGCGCTGACCGACCAGAAGAAACGCAGCTGGCCCAGCGGCACCACGATCAGCGCCCTGGTGCAGAAGATCGCGGGTGAGCACGGCCTCAAGCCTGCGGTTTCCGAAAGCCTGGCAAAGGTGGCCCTGTCTCATATCGACCAGATTGACGAAAGCGATATCAATCTCCTGTCCCGGATCGCACGTGATCATGATGCAATTGCCAAGCCGGGCAATGGCCGACTGATCATGGCAAAACGTGGTGAAAGCCTGACAGCATCCGGCGCAGCCATGCCGGTGCTCAGCATCACGCCGAAGAAAATCAGCCGCTGGCGATATCAGAACTCGACCCGCGAGAAAGCGGGCTCTGTCGTTGCGGTCTATCAAGATCACGGGAAGGGCAAGCCGGTTGAATGCACCGCGGGTGAAGGCGAGCCGAAACAACGCCTCAAGCGCCGGTTTCCGAACAAGGACGCAGCAGAGCAGGCCGCGGAGTCGGAGTTGCAGCGGCTCAAGAGGGCAGGGCGCGGCCTATCTGTCACCATGCCGGGCGATCCCGATGCAATAGCCGAGGCAAAGCTATCGGCGGTTGGGTTCCGGTCCTATGTCGACGGAGAGTGGCTGATCACCAGGGCCGAACATAGCCTAGATAGCGGAGGCTATAGAACTGCGATCACGGCGGAGCCGTTGAATTAGCGGACGTGAGTACGTCTTGGGTCCTGACCCTAATAATACCTCTTTCGGATGCTACGGCTGTGCCGAGTCAAGTACTCGAAAATAACTTGGTGTCAAACCTGACTGACACATGGTCAGTGGAAAAGCCGACGTTCGGTACAACGTGGGATCGGGCAGCATTAGCCCGGACTTGCCATACGGCGTTTCGGTTACAATTGTTCGGCCTGGATACGCATCGGATTGACGACCATACGACGGCAGTCAGCCCCGAATTGGACGGAAAACGAAATGGGAATTACTCGCTGCCCGGCAATGCAACGTCGATAATTTGACCTTTGGATATGGTCCGCATTCGAACTACGAGCATTCAGGCACGATGCTAAGCACTGTTTCGGGAGCGGGCCTTAGGGTTTTGGGCAGTTCCTGCAGCACCTCATCTACAACCTCGGCAGAAAGCGTTGCAATTGAGCAGGCGTATTCCCTCCGGGTGCCATCAGGGTTTTCGATCAGCCATTCTTGGAAGTCTTGTTCTTCGAAGTACGCAGTCGCTGCAATGCCAGCAATTGGGACGGCCACAACCGCTCGCCGCAGACGCGCCTTGGCTTTGGTTCTTGTGACCTCTTTTGTTAGTTGTTTTCGATGCGTGTCCGCCATAGTGGCAACCTTAGCAGCCATTGCGGAAACAGCTGAGGACAGCTGAAATGCCCAGACTGCTGTAACAACGCTTGTAGTCGCCAGAGCAGCACACAGCCAACCCAAGAATACTACACTGCGCAACAACCCGATTGCTTTTAGCATCATGAAACCCTCTATCAGCAACAGGCTACCGAGGGCAACATGGCACACTCCGCTTCGTCCTGTAAGGTTGCTAACAGCTTTTTCGAACAACTCTGTTTGGATTGACCGGCAAAAGCAGCTCCACAGCCAAGAAAAATGCGTCGATCTCAAAACTCACTGTGGGCTTACTTATGGCGATGCTCGCAGGAATTGCTGCAGGTCTGTATGCGCTATTGGCGCTTAACAGTTGGGTCTTTGCGATTGTCGCATACATTTGTGCCGGGCAAGTAGCGCTCGTGAGCATTCTGCTCCTTCCCAGGGTACGCCGGTACACGTTGAACTGGTTTCCCGGTTTCTATGTTCGTTCTGGGTTTGTCTGGGGAAACTCAGACGCTAAGCCGCTGAAATCTATTAATCCACGCGAGATTTAGGTTCTGGCGCCGCAAGGCGTGGGGGTTCAAGTCCCTTCACCCGCACCATTTTTCAGATTACTACTCATAACACCCTCCAAGGCCTTGAATGGTAGGGTAAATTCGGGTGTTCTAGCACCCTTATTTCGGTCATAGATTAGACGGTCCGCAAAGGCCAGTTTCAGCACCAAACGGCGCAGCTTGATGTTGTTGGAAGCCCATAGTTTCCAAGGACTTGTGATGAACTTCACCGCGAGTTCTAGTTTTTCTTCATAGCTCCGCTGACCAGGCAAGGCTTGCGTGGCTTTTTCGCTCAGTAAAGCCTTGTCATGTTCCAAAACAGCGATCTTGTTCTCATAGGCTGTGACCACACTTGGATTGCTGGTTTGCACCAGACGATCCAACAGAGCATCAATTTGCTTCTCACATGTTTGTAGTTTGCGCTTTGCGGAGGATTGAATCGCCTTGGCTTGTTCCAACCGTGCATTCCACGCTTGCTTGAACATGGCGTTAATCAGCATGATCAACTGTGGGGATGGCTCTAGCTGCTTGATGACCTCACCAACGGCATTCTCCATCTTGTCCCGCACAATGGACTTGCCGTAATCCTCGCAGCTCTTGGTCTGGCATAGATAATAGGCATAGTGCTTGCTCTTGCCTTTTGACCATGACGAGCGGTACGGAACACCGCAGCCAGCACAGCAGGCAAAGCCACGCAAAGCGAAGTCATCACCGATGTTCTTGCGCGCAGGCATCTTGGCTACGCCCTCGCGGCGCTCTTGCACCTTGTCAAAGGTGGCCACAGAGATCAGACCCTCATGATGGCCTTTGAGCCAATTGATCTCATATGTCTCAGAGCAGATATGCCCTGTATAGATTGGATTGGTCAGCATGTCGGTGACACGCTGCTGTTTGACCTCTCCATGCTTGTTGCGTGGGAAGTCAGGGAAGCTCTCAAAAAAGCGTTTTACTTCGGCCTGTGACTGGAAGCGACCAGAGGCGTAAGACTCAATCCCTTCACGCACGATAGAGGCCAGTGGTTCACAGGCCGTCAGAACCTTCCCATGGCCGCGAACAGTTTTGTACTGATAGCCAATGGGCGGGTTATGAACCCAATATCCGTTTTGCATCCGTGCCTTCATCTTCTGCGCAACCTGACGCGCATTTTGCATCCGCTCCAATTGCCCTTGCGCCGCCATGATGGTTTCGATGAACTCACCCTCTGGCGTATCTTCAAAGTTGAAGTTGAGGCATTTGATATGTGCATTCCGAGCACGGAACGCCTCACGAAGACGGAAGTGGAAGTCCCGATCACGGGCGAAGCGCTTCAAATCGTCGAAGACGACCACAAAGGACTCATCAGGCTGCGCGTCAAGAAACGATAGCAAAGCGACCATACCGGGACGTTGCATGAAGTCGCCACCGCCTGACTTGGTATCAGGGAATACAGCTTCGACATGCAAGCCATTTTGCTCTGCAAACTGGCGACAGCGTGTCTCTTGACTAACGAGGCCATTGCCTTCGGTTTCTTGATGGACGGATGATACACGGCAGTAAATGACTGCTTTCTGCACTGTGACTTTGGGTTGGTCTGTGTGCGCGTTCCTTTGTGTCATGGGGCCTCCTTGTTTTGCGGCTGTGGTGCTTGACCACCAGCGGGCAAAATACTTGTCATTTGTTGTTCTTCGTCTTGCAGACAGGATAGCAGATCAGCGGTTGAAAAGATTCCAGTATCGGCATTCTGCTCACAGGCTTGATCAGGAGTTCGAATGTCGAAGCCGAGATCGACAAAGCCGACCACAAAGCCCCAAGTATTCTCAATCATCTCTTTCTTCTGCTCATCTGAAATACTTTGATCTTCAAGCAATGGCGCATAGGCTAGCCAATCGACGGTCAGGGTGGGCATGCCCCCATGATTTGAAGCGCTACCATCGGTTGCGCTAATCGTTTGCTTGGGTGGGGTGTCCTTGGGCTTTGCCATTGTTTTTATCCTTTCTTCGGCAACTTCCGTGCCGTTTTTATCCTGTTCTGTCTTGCTCCTTTCGGTCGGTTATCTGCGCAATTATCGGCGCAGGCCAAAAAGAACAAATATAGAACAAAATATCCAAAAACGCAATAATTTTCTATGTTCTGCATGAGGTTATGGCGTGGAAGGCGGCTTCGAGTGATCCCGACAGGCAAGCTGTCGGGATCGGGACGGCTATTTCTTCGTCGCACGTTCGCGCATAGCCTTTGCGGCGGCATCCGCCTTTGCCTGTTGTTCCCGGGCCAATTGTTCTTGGCCGCGACGGTATGAGTCGGCAACAGATGGAGATGCACCGTACGGCGTTTGATGGCCGCTGTAGCCCGCTTTCCAAGAAGCATCGTTAGTGTTGTAGGTCATGGGTACTTTTCCTTTAAATTGTGTTTCCGGGCGCAAAGATCGTCACCCGCAATGCTTTGATGGCATGGGTGAGATTGACATTGTTGGGCAAAAGTGACGTCAATGTTGGACAAGCAATGTCCAGCTTTGTCCAAAGAGTATTTTCGATTCAATGAGCTATTTAGGTACCCCTGAACAGAGACTGATGCTCCAGCAAGCCATGCAGAAGTTACATTCTGATCGCGGTGTTTCTGATGGTGAAGTCGTTTCAGCCATGGAAAAATGGGCCAAGAAATTGCCGAACGAGATTTGGCCAGAAATAGACGTCAGAACATATAACAGATATCGAAATGGAGGGGTGAAGTCATTTAGCTCAGGAGCCAAGATTTATGAGTTTTTGAGCCGTGGCCCTGAACGTTTTCGCGTCGTTCCTTCAACGCTTCCGGGAAGTTTGGCGTTCACTGAAGATCAAAGATTCATAGATGCTATGTTGAGTCGTTATTCCGCTGCTGATGGCGGATATGGCTTTGAGCAACTTTCCAGCATCACAAATACTTATGAATTGTTTAGGCCATCTTGGGTTATCAATGACGGGAGGCACTTTGTACGATCTGAACTGAAGATCGAAAAGATAGATGGACTGTATCATCTATCTGAAAGTCAGGAGTTCAAATTCTCTGGAACTACATTTGAAGAAAATGATCATGGCTGGGTGATCCCATACTCGACCAATTTCGTTGGCCTTACAAACTCTCGCAACAGTATGAAGCTTTATATCTTCTCGCGGTTTTTTCCATCACCCGCAGAAAACATGAATGTTTCGCAGATGAGAGGTGACTTGATATCCAGTTCTGGGAAAGGCCCTCACCCAAGTTATAGGTTCTTTGCCAGAATAGTGACGCAGGGAGCTGTTGAGAAGGGTCACTATCATTGCGATGCATTCGAGGGAGACGAAGACTTAATGGATAACCTTATGAATTTGATGTAAAAATTGACTAAATATTCAAATTTTACTATACTTTATGAATGACGATTATTGAGCAAAAACTATTTGATTTACTTTTTACTGAGCCGAGTACTGAAGCTGTAGCTGAATTTATTGAAGGCGGCCATCTGCGTCAAACGGATGGGGTTCCAAACATATTTGAAGGCATGCCCTTAAACTGCGTTTTACATGCCCTTGCTAGATGCGAAGTGATCGCACCCGAATATCGTGAAAAGCTAATGGAAATGGGGAAAATTGCGGATGAAGCTTGTAGGGTCGAAGAAGAATTTGACAACAATGCTAGAGATGCAGTGACAAAGCACATAAAGAAGTTGGGCTTGTAGCTCATAACTCAAGAGAGTTGCCCCAAGAACCAAAATAACAGAAAGACAGGCCTAAAGAGCCAGTGCAAGATGTGTGCTGTAATACAGCACAATCTTGGCAAGGGGGTTGCTGCGCACCCCCGTTGCATCCCCCGTGCCGGTGTCACAAATCAAGCGTTGAGCTTGATCTGCGCCAGTGAAACATTCCGTTGTTTCATCCCGTGTACCGCTTAAAGTCGCTTAAGCTGACCCTGCGCAAAAATTTCCACGACAGCAATAGCTTCGGATGCGGCAATCACAATGTCTTCTTGCTTGTGAGGCTGTTCATCGAATTTTCCACCGTGCGAAAGGTCATTAATAAGAACGCTTTTGACTTCGATTCCATGGTCCTCGATCAAATGCCGAATGAAGTCACCCAGATCATTCAAATCCGGTCTACAGAATCTCCACATTCCCTCAATGACAGATCTAATAGAGTTTGGTGTTCGATAATCAGGTGTGATGACGGCTTTGGCGACGTCATAAACATCTTTCAATTGTAGTAAATGCGGGGTCGCAAATGCACCTTGGCTTGAAAGTTGATGTTCTCTTGAACCTGCCACTAGCTGAAACAGGTTTCTTTTCTTGATGAAATTGTTCGTGTGAGCAATATTATAAAAATAGTTATTGTGGGTCAGAACTAGCATCTTCGGCCTGTGGGAGCTTGCATCCAAGCCGAAGTGAATTATCCCACCGTCTTTAATCCGAAAATATTTAAGGCTTTGGATGATCGAGTAAATATAATCGAATGACATTGATGTAACCGGATCATCAAATACAAAAAATACCCGCATATAATCGTCAACAGTCTCAACGCGGAGATGAGTTTGAGCAATAAAATAGCAAAAGGCCAAGACGGATTTTTCTCCATCACTCAACGTTCGATCTCCTCCGCGCAACATTTCCTTCTTGTTTCTTTGAATTTTGAACGTGCTGCCATCAAAAGAATATTTGTCTCCAAATAAGCGACTTAACATGAGCGAGAACGTCTCAACAACCCGTTCTCGCGCCGATGCTTTCGCCCCGTGAGTTTTTTTGATTTCTTCAATTTCTTCCGTTAGCGCGCTGATATCGGAGGAGATCGAGTGGATTTCGTCTAATTCCCGTTTGTTAGAAACAAAAAAATCTCTTTCGTAAGCTTTGCAAGCGGAATTCTGAATGCTTTTTCTCTCTTCAGTCGAGTTATTTATTGTCGTCTCTAGTTTGGAAAATATTTCTGAGTTGCTTGCGCAGATATTTTCTATTTGAGAAATCAGAAGGTCTAATTTTCCGTCCGGCGTATCAATTGATACAGCGAGGTTTTCCAGTTTTTGCGACAAGGCTCCTCGAAGTGCATTAAGGTATTGACTAAGGCTTTCATTTGGTGTGCTGATGTCGTTGACAACTTCCTCTTTAAAAGATGGGAAATAAACCTTTAGATTATCGAAATGCGATTTGGAGCGTAGGCAGTCTTTTTCCCATTTTTCGATGACCCGTTCAGCTCGCTCGATATCGGCAATCAGCCTTTTTAACGATGTTCTTTCTGTTGCCTCCATGTCATTAAAATAGTCTGAGTACGCAGAGACAGCTGCGATAGCGATATCTGACATTGACTGGGTGCAAAACGGGCATTCCGATTTGTTTGCTTCATAGTGCGTAAGCCCGGCATAGATAAAATTCTGATCGCGGCGAATTCGCTCCTTGTAAGCTTCAGAAATACTGGACGGAGACGTGATCCTTGCTAATGCACTCTCAATCTTAGAAATATCGAGTGAAAGAGGTTCAATGCCTACACCCTGTGGGAGCACTGGGTCTGAGGGCATGGATTTGAATGTGTTGTATTGGTTAAGAAGCTCTGCTACTGACTTTCCATCAGAAAAAGACGTGACTTCGGAGTAGACTTCGGGGTTCAGTTTTTGAAAGCTTCCTAATGATGCTCTAATAGCGAAATCGCTCTGAAGCTTCAATTTTCCTTCTTGAAACCTTATATTGATCACATCTCTTTTAGCGATCTGCTCTCTATTTTTGTTCCTTCTCTCTGTTTCTTTACTATCTAGTTCGGCGTTGTCTTTTCCGACAATGATTTCATGGGATATCTCTCCGTTTAATACTTCTAGTTTATTTCTAATATTTTCATCAACATAGTCTTCCGAAAATACATGAAATATATAGGGTGTGGGCGTTCGTGAAAAGGTTTTGTTCTTTACGTCAAGCTCTAAACCGCCAATACAGTTAGAGCCTTCCCAGAGCGAAAATTTGCCAAGGCCACTAGGGGCTTCCTCAGAAACCAAAAGGTTTGGCACGTCGGTTGGGTCAATCTCAGCAATGGCCGATTCATCTAGCATTCTGAACGCCCGTGCAATAAATGATTTTCCTGTTCCATTCCTAGCAAAAATAAGATTCTGTTTGTCATTGGAAAGGCTTTGGTCCAACCGAATAATTGGACCAATGTACTCAGCCTTTATTGAAAGTGATGGTCGTGGTGCGGCAAGTGTATTCATCTAAGTTATATAACTCCTAAAAAAACAGCAGTGTTGCACACACACCATCAAATTGAAAATAAAGAATCGACGTCAGATTCAGTAGTTTTCACAGCTCTGCTTAAAGTTATCGGAGCAACCCCGTAACTAGTTGCCATATGCGCGACCGTATCTCTCTGTGTGGCAAGCTGCCTACGTGCGTATGCGATCTGATCCTCCGTCAACTTCCTCGGTCTTCCAATGTGCTTACCTCTGGCCTTGGCAGCGGCCATGCCCGCTTTGGTGCGCTCGCGGATTTGTTCGCGCTCAAACTCTGCAAACACCGCTAGCTGTCCGTAGAGCATTCTACCCACGGATGTGGTTGTGTCGATCCCTTGCGTGATGGCTTGGAAGTCCACACCGCGACGTCGCAGATCATCCAGCAATTGCAGCAGATGAATGGTAGAGCGGCCCAGCCGATCCAGCTTCCAGACCACAAGCGTGTCACCAGCTTCTAAGCTGGTCAGCATTTCATCCAAGCCTTTGCGGACTCTGATAGCGCCTGAGACGCCATGATCCCCATAGATCACATCGCATCCAGCAAGTTTTAGCGCATCAACCTGCAAATCTTCGGTCTGATCCGTGTCCGAGACACGGACGTATCCGATTTTTTTACCTGTGCTGGTTTGGGGTGTTGGCTCAAGTGTCATGGCGATAATCCTAACAGTTTCATAAGCTTGCGCAATTCACGCGCATGCACATGAACCCATCAAAAGGGTTCCTTTTTTGAAACTGTTACTGAGCATGGATGAGGGGCTTCGGCGCAATGAGCCGATCTCTTTGAATCAACAAGTTAGCATCAAGTCAAGCACAGCGATTGCGGAATATGGTAATCATATCAATAGGGAAGCCTTTTGATGCATCATTCCATACCCCGCAAACGCACTTCGGATTTGGGAACTATCCCCAAGGCAACAAGATCGGTCTCTTTGATTTGCGCGCTTGGTCTTCTGGCCGCATGTCAAACGACAACGCAGCAGATCACCGAAGAACCACAGCGCCCGATATATCGCACCCAGTCCGAGCGTGTTGTTGAACGGCTGGCAAGCTGTGTTGCGACAAGAGGCAACACCGCATGTCAAACGCAGGCTCGTACAGCTTGCACCACCATTCAGGGTGAAGCGTTCAACAATCCCTATAGCGTAGGCACAACCCTTGCCAACTTCACCAAGGGCAATGCCGAGACCCGCGCGCGCTTCAAACTCTCCACCGCCAACACGGTCATGCGCGAGCTTGGCTATGCTCAATCGTTTTGCGGATAAGGGATACAGATATGTTTAAATCAATGATCAGCACCACCGCACTGGCTCTGACCCTGAGCCTCTCTTTTGCCCCTGCGGCTCATGCGGATGATAAGCCCTTTGTTCTCAAGCTGCTGCTTGCGATTGGTTATGCGCGGGATGTTGTGGAGTTCCAGACGTTCGACAAAGAACAGATCAACGAAGAACGCCGCCGCCAAGAACAAGAAGAACAACAAAACGCCCCCGTCGGATCACTCGGCATTCGCGGGTGA